TATGTGGACCATCTGTGTATACCTTTAAAAAATCTGAGTCTCTGCTAATTGGATTTCCAAGTAAGTAGATTTCAGTTGTAAGTTTGTTTGGTTCTGATCCTTGAACTACTCCATTTATAGTGTATGTCTGGGGAATTGGAAAAGAAACACTAGTTCCACTTACTCGCTCTAAATAAATCCAATCTCCTCCATCATTTCTATCTGCTTTAATCCAAACATCATATTGAACTGCTTTTCTTATTTCATTTCCATTTTTTAAAATAGCTACAGAATCCCATGCTTGTTGAGCAATTGATCCATTTTTATTAAAGTTAATAGTATTAGACACAAATGTATAGTTTGGCTGAATCAAAAAAGTTGGAGACCAATGTGATGTTCTGTTTTTATCTTCAGATATTATTCTGTACCTTACGTTATATCCCTCTGTTAGTGGGTCAATTGGAGGTAGGTCAGAATTTAATATTGTTGCCTTTTTGATTCCTATATTTGACATTATGAAACACCTATTGCAAATCTGAACTCAACATAGTTTGCAGTGTTAGGAGATTTTACTATTGTAACCTGATCAGTATTTTTGATTACTGAGTATCCAGTAAGGCCATATAGTGCATTTACTGTAGAAACATTTTCTAATCTCATTGCATCAAGAGCAACATAGTAATCTTCTGAAACTACACCAGCAACTATTGTACTTGCATAAACCTTAACAATTGTTACTGCATTCCAGTTAAATCCAGGAGTTGTGTATAGATCCTGTAGTTGTTTTGTGATTACATGATATCTATTGCTATCAAGATCATATTCTCCTTCGCCAGTACCATTAATCATATCTACTTCAAACCTTGCATTTTCTCCAGAATCAGTTGCATCCGAAGATGAAAACTCAACCAAAACTCTAACTCTGTCTGGAGAAGAGCTAGAAGTTCCATCTTTATTTATTACAGAAAAAGCAAGTTTAAGCTCATCTCCTGGTGAGTTTTTTGAAAAATCTACCTGTGTTCCAGTTAGGTGAATATGGTTTGATCCACTTTCAATATAGAAATGTGTTACTGTTGTTGACCCTCCAGATATATATGTTCCAATTTGATCACTTAAAAGTGTAAATTTTGTTGTAGTTGGTATAGTGGATACAGTTCCAGTTATGTTATAGTTGACTGGATTAATGCCTGTTACTGTTACAGTATCTCCTATTTTTAAATTGTGTACTTTTGATGTTGTGTATTCAATTCTTGTACCGTTTCCAGATGCAGCTGTTATTGAAACATCTTTTGTTAGGTTTGCATCATTTCCACGTATCATTACCATGTTATTTAAAAATCTAGATCTTTCGTATATATTTGCTCTAGATTCTTTATAAAAAATACTATTGTCTGCATTGGTTTGAAATACTGCACTTGTTGTTGCAATAATATTATTGTTAAATGGTGCATCTAAAGCTTCAACAATTGGTAAACCTATTGACGTTGTGCTGGTTGTCGTATGATGTTGCCAATTTTCTGTTTCACTAAAAGCTAAAATTGTTTTACTGTCGTATGATCCTGCTGCAGAATTTATTCCAGCTGAATATATACCAATTTCAGATATTTCATATCTTTCTTCTGTTGGTAATTCTGCTGTTAATACTAGTTTTGATACTCCATCTTCATTAACAAATCCCCTTGAGGAAATAGGAACCCTAAACATTTCAAAGTCAAGAGATTTTTTTTCTGAGTAATCACCATACTCCTCTATTGCTGATAGTGGTTTTGGTCCACATCCAACAGCAATATAGGATGCAAAAGCTGGTGCCTGTCCCAAAAGGTATTTGGCAATAATATTTTTTCCATTCTCAGTTATCATTATATCTCCGTATCATATATTGTACCACTTACAATGATTTGAACTTCTATTTGATCGTCACTGTTTAGATTGATTGCATCAACGACTATGTTGCCAAGTGAATCCATGTACACGGGATTATTGTCTGGTGAATTAGTTGTTCGTGGGATCTTGTCTTCTAGTTTTATTGCAAATCCAGCAAAATATATACTTGATGTTTTTTGAAGACCAATTATATTATTTGGATTGTATTCTTGATTAATTAAAGAAAGATTCTTGATTGGTTGATAAGAAATATTCTGACCATTAATTGTGTCAAATCTTGCAACATTTATTAACTCTTGACCACCAATATCTTCAAGAATAAGATCAGTCATTACCTCAATAGGAACGGTTGAGTCATCAAAAAGGATTATGTCTGGTGTTGCTACTTTTATTTTTTGAGCAGGAGTAGTTGGTGAAGACTGTGTTGGTACATATGGCGTTGCTGAAGTTTGTTCTGACATTTTACACCTCACTCAAATATATTGTCATTGATGGACCATTTGAATTTCTTTGATATTCAATATTGTATACAACAAATCTTATGGAAGGTAATGTAACTAAGTCTTCATCATTATTGTCTTTGTAATCAACAGTAACAATGTCACCAAGCTGAATGGTTGGAATAGCAAAAATGTTTAAGCCAATATATTTTTTAGGCTTTAGTGATTTATTTATTATCCATCCAATAAGTTCTTGAGCATCATCTTGTGTTTGAATGTATGCAGCATCAAGGCTAAACTCATTTTTACCGTATGTTAGTCTGCTTAGTTTAATATTGTTATATTTTTCTTGTTCTACCAATGGGGAGTATAGCAATGTGTCTCCTTTAAACTGTGGATCAGCCAAGTTTCCTCGTTTTTGAAAATACTCATCAACGGTTAAGGTGTGTGTTGTATCTTGAGTAAATGTTACTCCCTGAATTCTTAGATAGTTTCCAGTTGTTTCATCTAAAACTAGTGCTTTATCTGTAGCATTAAATATTAAAAATTCTGCACCATATGAGTCAGCCTGAAAACCAGATACTGTATATCCTTTAATTCTGTTAAATGTTGGAGATATTTTTGCATATAAAGCTGGGTAAGCACGATCATATTTTATATCAAAATATGCACACTCACGTAAAATTGTTCCAAACTCTTCAAAGTACATGTTATATTTTGGTGGCTGTTGTGAGCTTATTCCAGAAAGATAACCTGATTGAACTATTCCACTCATAGCATATTTTCTAAATGACTCATTTGCATTAATTTCATTTTGTCCAAATATCTGTGATGATTTGTCTGACACAACAGAAACTGTATTTTGTGAATAGTTTTGTGACATAGAGTATATGTTTTCAAACATGCATCGTGAAGAACCTCTTACGAATAAAGCCATATTGTTGTATATTGGAAGAGGATCTGTGTCATCAACAACCTTTATTAGTTGATTGTTTATATATAAGTAAAATCTTCTTATTGATCCAACTTCTTCATACTCTACCGATAAGTCATATACCGTTGAATTTTGCTCACCCGTCATTCTGTATTGTCCAGTAAACAGACCATCATCAACGATTATGCTTGTTAGGCCTCCCCAAAGCTTAACAGGTATAGCCTCTGAAGTTAATAAATCTTTTTTAATTTTATAGAAAAGAACATTGCTAATTGATATATCAGTCTCTCCATTTTTTAAATTTAGATAAGATTCAATGTTGCTCTCTGTTAATGCAGCTATTTCAAAATAATATCCATTGTTAGTTTCTGGATTTAGCATAACTGCAATTCCTCCAGAACCTCCACCGATTGCTACACTTTGGCTAGGGTTTGCTGTATTTACCTGATAATATGAAGTACTTCCTGCTGGTGTCTGAGATCTATTTTCACTGTTTTCAATTTTGCCAACAATACGCATTCTTGTTCCAAAATGTCTGTATGCACTATCAAGATCTTTATAGACATAAGAAATAAAATCTAAAGGTTTTTCTGTTGAAGTAAACGATGGACCATTCATTACGAGTGCAGAAGATTGAATTGTTCCTGTTTGTGCTGAATTAAAAGAATTAATTTCTGTTTCTGTTTTATTTGAAACAGACATAAAGTTTTTGATTACTCCATTACGGGTTGTTTGTTTTGCCTTTGAGTCACTACTTCCAGCTTTTCCTAATGTTGTTGCTGGGATATCTATCTCTGATTCTGTTGTAAACAAATAATCTGATCTCATTGTGCAACCACGAACATACAAATTATCTGACCAATAGGTTCCAATGCCAGATTCATGGTTTGTAATTTTTGTTCCAAATTGCGCTCTACCGTGAGATTGTACTGGACCATTCTTTAGTCTTGTAATTCCATCCACTGTTTCATAGTATGGCTCTGCGTAAATTCTTACAAGGCCTGTTGGATAAATCTTTCCATTAAATGGCAAAGATGCAAAATATCTTTGATACTCTTGGTTATCACTAATCCAAACATTTCCAGTTCCAGTAACGTTAAATTCTGCTGCATCATACCTAATAATTTCTCCATTGGCATAAAAGTATCCTTGATTTCTTGTAAGCCA